AACATTTTGGAGTAACCGAAGATCGTAAAAAGCCAGGCGGTTCCAATGTAGGCAAGTATAAGAAAGGCCCGTTTTGTGGGCCTGCTGGAGGCGCTCCCAAAGGCACATATCCTGTAGATACTGAAAAACGGGCAATTGCCGCTCTTGCCTATGCTCGCCATGCCCCTAATCCTGCTGGTATCAAAAAGTGTGTATGTAGTCATTGGCCTGATCTTCCAGCCTGTAAAACAAAAACAAAGAAAACAGAAGAAAAAATGATCCCGCAAAATGCACTTCATTTTAAAGACCAAAATTGTTTTGCCAAAATTGTTGAAAAGGAAGAGAAAGAAATTCTGGATATGGTTATCTATAGTGGCGGGATAATCCAAGATCACTGGTATTGGGATAATCTTGCTATTGATTTAGAAGGAATGCAATTCCCAAAATCAAAGTATCCCATCCTTGCAGATCATTCAACTGATAAAAAAATTGGGTTCTTTACAGGTAAACCGATTGTTGACGGAAATTTAAGAATCGATCCTGATAAAGTTACCTTTGTTGATACGCCAGAGAGTGAAGAATTCAGGCGAATTTCCAAAACAGGCTTTCCTTACGAAAGCTCCATGTACTGTAAACCCACTGTTATTGAAAAAGTTGACCAAGGAGCAGTGTCAGATTGCAATGGATTGAAAATTAAAGGCCCTGCTACAATATGGCGCAAGAGTATTTTCAAGGAGGCGAGTGTTTGTGTTTTTGGATGGGATAGCAATACTCGTTCTGTCACATTTGCAGATGAAGAAAAATTAATGATAGAGGAAATTTGCTCTTCTTGTGAAGAGCTTAATAATAAAACAAAGGAGGTGAACAAGATGGATATAAACGAGTTAAAAACAGAACATCGAGAGTTATTTGATGAAATCACAACTAATGTCCGTGAAGAGGTGACTACGGAGCTAACAGAAAAATTCAATAAGGATAAGAAAGATTTAGAGGATAAGAATAAAGCTCTTGAAGGTAAACTTTCAACTCAGGCGAAAGACAATGAGACATTGATTGATAAAGTTCTTACTCTTGAAAAATCTGAAACTATCAGGGCTGAAAATGATTTGAAAAGGGATGCCAAAGACATCTTTTCAGAGAAGTTATCTGCAAGTAATATTCCGGTAGAGTTACATACTAAAGTTACTCCACAAGTGCCTTATAGAAAATTCGTGAAGAATGGTATTCTTGATAAAGAAGCCTTTTCTAAAGCCATAGATGACGAGATCATTGATTGGGAAAAGAAAGGCGTAAACTCAACTGTCATCGGCACTGGTTTCTCAACTAAAGATGTTGAGACTGAAGAAAGTAAAAACCTAAAAAGAGAAACTGAAGAAGATGATGCCGCCGTAAAAGAGATGCTTATACTCTCTGGCGATGTCGCTGCTTCTCAGACAGTGTAAAAGGAGGTGAAAAAGAATGACTAAAGATATTCCAAATATAAGTTATGGAACTCAAGACGATTATAAAAAGCTCTACTACTCCGAGCCGCTTGCTGCTCTGAAAATACCGATTACCCTTCAGGCTGGCTATGGAAAGCTCGAAGCGGGAACAGCTTTGTCAAAGAATGATTCTGCTGCTGGTAACTTAGGGAAGTACATTCCTTATGATCCCACAGCGACCATTACAGGAGCCGAGGTTGCCCCAGGGCGGGCGTATCTTGTGGCGAATAGCGGTAATACATCCACAATTGTCTATGTAACCATGGACGATAGCTACAAGTTTAAAGTTGGTGATGATTTAATTATCTGTGATAGTGATGGAGAAGGTGCTCTTGATAATATGGGAGCTATTACAGAGATCGATCGCACGACCTATACCCATATGGCAAAAATTACTGCCACTACTCAAACCGGCGATGATTTTACTACTGCTAAATTTGCATTTGTCATGGTTGAAGGCGCTGTTACCTGTGACGGTATCCTGGAAAAAACGGTTGATACAGGGACTGGAGAAGATGCCGATGGTGCTCTTGCAACCATGATTGTCAGTAATTGTATGCTCTACACGGGCATGCTTACCTGTGTTGATTCTGCTGCTCGAACTGACCTAAGTGCTTCTCAACTTGGTCAATATACCCTTATAAAATAATAAAGGAGGTGAACTAAAATGCCAAGAGGATCAAGTGATATACCGGATTTAAGACTTTCAAGGATTGATAAGCTCGTAACGAGCTTTATGACGCCTCCGTCTATGGTGCTTACAAATTTATTCGGAAGCTCTGATGCGGATTCCAGCACTATTAAGTGGGAAAGCCAAGAAGGTAACAGAGGGATGACTCCTTTCGTTCCGCCTGGTTCGCCTGCTGAAGTAACTTCACCGCAAGGTGTCGCTGCTCATAGTGCGGAAGCGGCCTTCTGGAAGGAAAAGATGTATTGCGATGAGGAGTTTTTAAACAACCTCCGCAAAGAGGGAACTGAATCGCAGTATCTTGCTGCAAGGGCAAGGCTTGCCAGAGAGTTAAAAAGCATGAGAGGGCGAGCAGATAGACGAAAGGAATGGATGTTTGCAAAAATGTTTGAAAATGGAGAATTTGCCTACAGCCAGAAAGGTGGAGTGAAGGCAACTGTTGATTACGATATTCCTTCATCTCACGTCTCTTCACTTGCAACCGATTACAAATGGGAAGCTGGCACAAGCAGAGATATTCTAAAGGACATTATGGATGCCAAGATCACCATATCCAGAGACTGCAATGGCATAGTGGACTATGCAATATGTAATAGCACTGTCTTAAAGTTTATGGCTCTTGATGATTCCATCCAGACGTTGCTTCAGAGTTCAGCTTTTGGTAAAGGCGACCTTTTCAAGAAAGCAGGTGGAAAACTTATCGGTGTCAATGCGCCAGTAATGGGAAGTCTGTTGGATATTAAAAACCTTGTGGTTTACGATGAGCGATATGTCGTAAAAGCATGGTTAACCGCTGTTGTCACTGGTGGAAGCACAGTTAATATCTATGTTGATGACATAACGGATTTTGAGGCTGGTGGGACGTTAAGATTCCATGATAGTTCTGCCGGAACCTATGAAGATGAGACGATTTCAAGCGTAAGTGTTGAAGCTGGATACGTTACTGTCTCTACTGCCCCGACAGCAAGCTTTAAGGCTGCTGAAGATTATGTCACCATGACACGCTCCTTCATTCCTGATGATAAATTTGTGATGTTCGCATCCCAAGTTGACGGCCAGAAAATTGCTGAATTTAAGCAAGCTCCATTTGGCCTTGATCGGCACTATGGAATTAAAACCGATTCATGGGATGAAAATGACCCTGAAGGAAGCTGGATTCGTGTGCAGAATAAAGGCTTGCCGGTTCTTTACCAGAGAGATGCAATTTTTGTCTATGATGTAAATTAAGAGGAGGTGATGGCTATGAGTAGAAAACGTTTAGGGCCATGGCCTGCTCCTTTGGATAAAGTTAGAGAAGCTGGATTAACTGGCACTGTTAGCTGGGGGCCTCCATCAATAGCGGATGGAGATGAAGCTGCTCAAGAAGTTACTGTTACTGGAGCGGCTTTAGGTGATTTTGCTAATGCATCGTTCAGTCTGGATGTTCAGGATTTGGTTTTAGATGCTCAAGTAACTGCCGCTAATACAGTTACTTGTGTTTTAGCCAATAATACTGGTGGTGCTATAGGATTAGCCAGTGGAGAACTTTATGTCAAAGTAGATCCAAGAACTTAAAAAAGGAGCAATCGAGATGATAATCGAATTATTAACAACCCTTAGAGGTAATGAAATTTGGGGGAAGGGGAGAGTCTTTGATGATTCAAAGGAACCCATTCCCCCAGATATCCTAAAAGAAGCTGAATTAAACACGGGCACTGTTAAGGTTATTAAAGATAAACCTGAAGAACCAGCGTCTCCATTTTTTGAAGCAGAGAAACTTGAAAATGAAATTGAGGCGATTGAGAAATCAGAGGAAATTAAAACCGTTAGTGATGAGTTTATCTGTAATATTTGCGGACGTGAATTTAAAAACGAACATGGTTTAAAAATCCATAAACTAAGGATGCATAAGTGACAGCGACAGAGTTAAAAGCCTTGCTTGCTCAGGAGCTTAAAGGGCTTGCGGCTAAATTTGTTGATGCCGATTATGATAATGCTATTGATGCTGCTGAACGAGATACAGGCTGGTCTTTGCCTGTCTCTACTGCATTTAAGATTAAATGGATTACACAAAGAGCAAAGCGGTCCTTATATTCATTCCGCAGAGATGAATCTGCCGATAAATTTAAATTCAAACAAATATTTTTGAATCAGAGGTTTGACAATTTTTTCAAATTAGTTGAAAAAATGGATGAGGCTTTTGAGAAAGCCCAGGAAGAATTCGTTTATGAGTTCGCTGGCGTTGATGCCTTGCATATCTTTGGGAGCAAGATTGACGCTGGGTATGCGTATGAGAACCAAACAGGGCGGGATTTTACATTCGATAAAGAGAACAAAGTCATAGTCACGCCTGATGAGAATGCTTAAAAGTTGAGAGATTAGATGGAATTCAATGAGTCTTGGCGAAGATATAAAAGAAGCAATCGAAGACGTAGGAGTTGGCTTTACAGTCTTACGAGATGCTGGTAATATATCGGGTGAGTATTTAGATTTTGAGATTTCAAAGCAAGTTACCAAGCCATTTATTAGAGAATATTTTCTTTCATCAACTTTATCATACGAAACAGATGTTATTACTGGGGATGTAATCAGGTTTGATCCGACTGATGATAATTACCTGGTTATGAATAAAACTCCTGAGCTTTTTGAGAACAGTGTTATCGGATACGATTGCATTTTATACAAAGCAAATGTATCCGGCGAGTTACTTAGACCTTCTGGCGAAACATGGGATGCCACATGGGATACCGAGACTTACCATAAAACGCCTGAATGGGAAACCATAAAGGCTGAATGTTATGCTCTCCAGACGGAAGCTTTGTATGGGCATGACCTTGATACAGATGAAGAGCTTGCTATGATTGGTGTAGAAAACCATGAGCTCTATATCCCTCATTCAGTAGGAGTCCAGGTGTTAGATAGGTATCAACCAGCGTCAGGTGAGTATTACCGAGTTGAAACAATTAAAACGAGAAGATATAGCGGTGTAGATGTTTGTGAGTTAGGAGAAGACCGAAGATAAATACCGCTCGGGAGAAAAAGTGAAGAAGAAAGTCCTCTTTGTAGGTGAGCATCCGCTGGGAGTTAGTGGAAATTCACATATGATGGCCGCCATCCTTTCCCAGGTAAATCAAGAAAAATATCAAATATCCTGTTTTGTCGCTGGTAATATCAACCCATCCAAATTAGCCTTCCAACCTCTACCTTTTACTCTTATAGACGCTAATGAACCAAATGA